TCTACTAAATGTGGATAAAAAAACCCCGGCAAACTGCACCGGGGCAAGGGTCACTCTCGTGAGGAGATTCTTTATATTAGCCGAAATTTTGAGCAAACATCTTCTCAACCTTGGCTCGGTAGGATGGGTCTGTCTTGTACTTAGGATCACCAACCATTTGGTACAACTCGTCTTTGGAGGGAGCGCCCTCAATGGGTACAGACTCAACTGGGATGCGAGAACCTTCATAGGTCTCACGCAGTTTCATCAAAGCCTTTAAGCCTTTGGCAGTACCGCCCATGTACTTAAACTCTTCAAAATCATCTTTGCCCCATACCCCTTTGTTTACAAGACCTCTAGCCCAATCTGTCATTCCTTTAATAATGACATCTGCGTTAGGGCCAAGAGATGCCTTTTCTTCAGCAAGTGATCTGGTAACAGACTCTACTTTCTCTGCCCCCATACCAACAACCTTGCCAACCAAGCTATCTAAAGCGAGTTGCGATATCCCATTCTCTTGCGCCCAACTCATAACGTGGCTACGAACTGGGTCATTCTCAGGAACAGCACCAAATGCGGATGCATCATACTTACCATCTGCGGGTGCCTTGTGTTTGCCTTGCGATATCTGTTTCCTAAGATCCATCCAAGACTTGGCTATGCCCTCTAGATCGGGGGCTGAATCGTCTTTCTTCCAAAAGTTCTCAGGCCACCAATCAGGCCGGTCTAGCGGAGTGTCATCCTCTTGCTCTGCTAAATGAGATATCTGTGTTGATTCTGGGTTTTGCTGCTCGGTACCTTGGCTGTCCTCAGTTGTTACTGAGTCCAGTAGGCCACCATTCTCTGTGGGCTGGACTGCTTCGGTAGTTTCCATGTTTACATTTTCCTTGCTTTATTAATCCTTGCTTCAAGATCCCTAATTACGCTGTTTTGTCCTTCTCGGTAAAAAGCATAGCTAGGATCAGCGCCAGGCAAGGCAACTGGCTGCTCTAACAAAGTGGCTCTTAACCACTTCATTAGTTTTTCGCCATCCTCTGAGCTGAGAACTCGGAGGCATAATTTGTTTAGGTCTTCTACTGATTGGTCAACATCGCGAATATCTGTAACTACACTTTCTAGGCCAGCCCATCCGTCAACATTCATCTATTAGCCTCCAGCCATTTTCAGCATTTCTGGTACAGCCTCTGGGTTTTGCTCGGCAACCTGAGCTGCCTGTTGTGCAATCTGCTGGAGGTTGTACTGTCTCTCAGCGGAGTCATACCGCAGTTTTGTTGGGATGCCCAGCTTTTCTGCAATGTAGTCTGTAATCTCGCCCATCTTCGGTGTGGCTTGACCCTCTGGGCCAAAGCCTTGAGCCATCTGTACGAACTGCATGACGTTGGTTACGTCTTCCATGTTCTGAGCCATAGCCAATGGAGCAACTGGTGCTACCTTAACCTCTAGTCCATTAACACGCAAAGGCATATCGATAATGCCTCTGTCATCCATCACTTGTAGTATTTTTGCAACAAGTGGAATCATGGTCTCATTTATCAATCGTCCAAATGCTGATCCAAGGTTCTGACTCAACTCCTTCATACGTTCTACGACCTCCGTTGCGGAGCGAGCAGACATATTATCCGGAGGCAAACTCTCATCTAGCAGTATGCGTTTAATGTTTCCACGCAAATCACCCATGATAATTTGAGCTACGTTAAAGTCACCAGCTCGTGGCAATGGCTTGAGTGATTCACCTTGTGGGCCACCATTACGCGCTACAGGAATAATTGCGCCTGGGATAATCTTGACAGTTGCTGGATTAAGAACTCCATCATCAGCTGCGGTATACACACCGGATATAGCTAAAGATGCGTTCTTTAATACTAGCTCTAGTGTTTTATTCAATGTCTTGATATCAGGCAACGCAGTAATCAATGGGCCTCTGCCGTATATCTCACCGGCTACCTTCATGTAGCGACTGACTACCCAAGGACTCTTCTTGAGTCTGCGATAGACCAGCTCTTGCTTAGACTCTTTGTGGATAACGTGATAGCAGAAGTCTCCACGCTTTGGATCAAATACTGTAGCCTCAATCAACTCAAAGTCTTCTGTTGGCTTTTGGTCAATCTTTTGCTGTAGGTCTGTAGGAATCTCAGCATCTCTCCATTGCTGGATAATAGCCTCGCCCTTAATACGCATACGTCTGTATACATTGTCTACCTGACCATTAGCGCCCTCTTCAAAGGCAACCAAGAACTGTGGCACAGGAATAAAGTTAATCGGGGATGTGTCATCACCAGGCTGAACCATCATTACAGCCGTACCAACTGCTAGGTCAAGCAAGAACTCGCCCATCGCAATGTCAAAGTTAGACTGCTTGAGAGTTGCAAACATCTTGTCTGCATAGATATCAAGAGCTGCTGAGGCCTCTGCTTTGCGGTCTTCTGGAATATCTGGGCCAGTTTCTAATCTGCACCATTTACGTTGTGGTGGGAATATTCCTGACTGTAGACGATTAGCAAAGCGCTGAGTTGAATTAATAGCAGTTGCATCAAACACACGATTCATCTTCTTAGCACCGCCAACCTTGCCATCATAGTAGCCGTCATAGAGATTGCGCTGTGGCAGAGCGAACTCATATGCCTCATCGTATAGGTCTCTAAAATCCTCTTTCTTACGCAACGCTATATCGTGGCGCTTGAGGATGTCCTCTGGTTTTAATCTCATCATTTCAGCCATATCAATCCTTCTTGTGTCTATTGGCAAAGTTACGCGCTGCCTCTTTGCTACCAAATCCCCACTTCTGTAGAGCCAGCTTTAGGCGTGTTGGCTTTCCATTCTCATCAACGAGTGGGCCAGACATACCAGCAAACCGAGCCGCAAACGATACGCGCCGCGGATTAACTCCCTCGCTCAAAGGCGCTTTTAAATTGCTGCCTTCTGTGCGTTTAAAGTACTTGCGGCCAGCCTCAGTAAGGCCGCCGCTTGGACTCTTATGCTCTTTTTTCACTAGCTCTTCTTAGGCTTCATTGCAGTCTTAGCGGCTTTAACAAATGCAGCATCTGTAGGAGCGCCAGGAGAGCCAGGCTTACGCATCTTCTCCTTAGATCCCGACTCGATCCGCTCACGTTTTTTATGGATATTGGCATAGAGGCCAGCTTTCATATTAATACCCTCCCGCTTTACGGCCTTCAGACATAGCGATTGCTTTTGCCTGAGCTGGTGTTTTTACTTTCTGACCAGAGCTTGACTTGAGTTTTCCTTTAGAATACTCGCGCATTACTTTGGCTACTTTGGCTTGCATCTTATCTGTATCTGGCATGATTGTCCTTTATAGGCTTTGGTTAGAGCCGAGGGTTTCTTGCATACCCATCTCTGCATTTAATCGTGCATCTGACAGGAGTTGACGGCCTCTACGTCTTGCGCCACGCATCTTTGCACCAGCCTCTTCTTGTGCTTGTGTAGCTTTCTCAACACCAGCAACTGGTTGTGGTTCTGGCTTTGGCTCAGGAGCCTTTGCAGATCCACCGCCACCACCGCTAAATATTCCACCCATGATTAATATCCCTTCATTTCGTTAGAGCCAAGCGTTTGAATGCCTGTCTCTGGGGTTAAACGTGTATCGGATAGCAACATACGGCTACCACCACGAACACGCGCTCTAGTGCGAGCTGCGTTTTGCTCTGCTAGTTCGCGCTTTTCCTCTTCGGCTTGTGCGCGTATCTTTGCGTTTTCTTCTTTAGTCTCAGCAGCTGCTCGTTCAGCACCGCTAGTATCTGGAGATCCACCAAATAATCCACCCATTTAACACCTCGTCATTAATAAGTAATCCACCTTGTCAGGGCCATACATCTTTAAAATCGCTTCGGTCTCAAACCTTAATGCTTGCGCATAACGTATTGCCCGAATATCGTCAGTTCTAACAGTTATTTGCAGTCTGTGCAAGTGGAGATATCGGATTGCGATATCTACAAAGGTTCTGCCACATCTAAGCATAGATGTTGGGTGTTCTCTAGCCTGATTATCAAAGATGCTCCACATCTCGCCAACTCCACCCCAAAACAAAACAACCCCAAAGATGGCTACCGGTTTATTTCGATAGAACGCAGTAACCGCTGTGCCGAGTGTTGCTTGGCTATGTATCATGGATCTAAGGTCATAGCCCCTAGCTACCGCTAACAACTCTGGCTGGGTAGTATCGAGCTGGTCAAAGTGGTCAATCACGAATGGTAGATAGAACACCCCTCTCTTGGGATGCATCTCCTCATTCATTACCTCATAAGGTATGGTTACTTTCATCTTGAGAATATATCAAAGTCGCTATTGGCCACAGTCTGGGCTACATAAGTTCTTGATGAGACATCTCCTGGGCGGGTCATGCGCTTGTATTCACCGCCACCTAGCAAGAGATATCCAAAGGCATCACCAACGTGGGAGTGTTCGTTTTTGTTTGGGGTATCCCTAAACCGCTCCTGACCAGAGCCTACCGATACTCGCTTGAAATGGTATCCACCAGCCAAAGACTTACGCAATAGCTTGCACTTAGTGTCAACTATCAGCCCCGGCTTGCCGTTAATTAAGCGTTGCATGGGCGCGGCAGCTGACTCTCTACGAACTTTAAAATCATTCGAGGGTGTTGGCTGTGCCTTAAGACCTAAAGTTCTGAGGAAGTCAAAAGCTGTTACCTCATAGATGGCATCCCGCGCCATACCAGCTGGATCGCCCCACACCAATACTTGCATTCCTGGGTACTTTGCGTTGATTTCAGCAATGAGCTGGTGGCCAAAGCGCTCCAATCCCATGTCAAAGGTAACAATCTCATCAATCACTTGCCACCTACCGCTAGGTAACCTCTGCCCAATCACCGCAGCTGGGGTTAAACCAAAGTCAAGACCGATCTGAATCGGCACAGAGTTGTCTAAAATAGTCTCTCCAGACATGAGGTTATCGTCATATTCATGCCAAACCGATCTACCCTCTTGGACGTAGGTATATTTGCCTTCGGCATAACATCGAATCCAATCAATGTTCTTACCTAAGAGCATCTGCTGATAGTAGCCAGCCGGTAGATTGGCTACGTTTTCAGCCTTCTTGTTTAATTGCCACCACTTACCCGCTGAGAAGATACAGTCATTAGCCTCTGGGTTATCTGGGAGGTCATCTTTTGCAACCTCAATAACACCGCCAGGCTGTTTGTAAAACTTCCAAGCGTATGGGCCTGTCATCTTTTCTTTTTCGGCCATCCTAAACCACCAATGGTCATCATCCATAGGGTTGGTATCCATCCAAATGCCATGCCAACTAGCGCCACCATCTCGCTTGGTAGGGTATCTACCTACTCGGTGGGTAAGGCCATCGATAACAGCCTTGGGCAACTCTCGTGCCTCGTTAACCCATGCCCCTGTTAGCTCTAGGGATAGTAGCTTTCTGACATCCTTGGGCTGGTCAAGCGCTAAGAAAATTACCTCGCAGTCAATACCAGCGGCATCGTCTCTAGCCGGTAGTCGGATGTGGTGGGTAATCGGTGGGGTATAGAGCATTGGCCCAAAAGTATTCTCTGGGAATAGGTCTTGCCAAGTCTTTATCGTAGTTGTCTTGAGTTCGGGGTAGCTATTGCGTACAATGACAAAACGGGTATATCGGACACCATCGATAGGGGAGGGCTTTTGCTGAATTGCCCGAATGAACACCTCGGCAGCACACGCATAGGACTTGCCCGATCCTACTGGCCCCATCATCCCACGCACAAACGCATTGCTTGTTAAGAACTTATAAACCTCTGGAGACTTGGAAAAATCGAGACTGATACCAGTTGATGGTATCTGCTTGCTTGACATCTCTTTTGTTCTAGCCATTGATTTTTAACACTTTTCAGTTAATATTAGCTAACTTTACCATTATAAGGTATGTCATGGCTAAAAAAGTGTGTACCGATGAAGAGTTTATAACCATCTGGCGAGAGCATCAATCGCCTGATAAAGTTGGCAAGGCTATAGGACTTAGCACTCGCAATACGTTAAAAAGACGTAGAGCAATAGAAGATACACATGGCATTGTTTTGGATGCTTTAAAACCTAATGGGATGCCTAAGATTTACATTCCAGATGAGCAGATGCAAGCCAACATCACTATTGACAATGGCACAATCCTAGTTGGCTCCGATTGCCACTACAACCCAGAATACGTTACGACAGCTCACCGCGGGTTTGTTGAATTTGTAAAGTATCTGAAACCAAAGATTGTCATTCTTAATGGGGATATAGCCGACTTTGCTAGTATTTCACAACATCATCGCATTGGCTGGAATAAAGGCCCAACAGTTAAAGAAGAACTTGACGAGATTCAAGAAAGACTCGGAGATATTGAAAAGGTAAGGCCAGCTGGCTGCAAGTTAATGATTACGATTGGTAACCATGACCTACGATTCTCAGGCAAGCTGTCTAACATCCTACCTCAGTACGAGGGCATCAAGGGTTTTGATATTGCTGACCACACAATCCATTGGAAATGGTACTGGTCAATCATGGTTAATCAGACTTGCATGATTAAACACCGCTGGCACAACGGCATCCATGCGGTCTACAACAACACTATTAAATCGGGTACGAGTTTCGTCTCTGGGCATCTACATTCTCTCAAGATAACTCCTTGGACAGACTACACAGGAACGCGATATGGAGTTGATACTGGCACCATGGCCTGTGTTAAGGACAACCAGTTTGCATATACAGAAAACAACCCGGTCAACTGGAGAGCTGGTTTTGCAGTATTGACCTTTATCAACGGCAAGATGATGCCACCAGAGCTGGCAGAGGTTGTTAATGAGGATGAGGGTCTAATCTACTTCCGCGGCCAACTGCTAAAGGTATGATCCAGCT